ACAGGTGCCTGTAATATCAGCCTCATCCTTCCATTCCAGCCATAGCTCCTGCAAATCTTCCTTGAAGGCAGAGTCTGGCGCTTTGGATTGCGGCTTAATGCCAGTGCCGATGCAATTAACGACCATTGCCTCAATAGCGTTGCTGGCAACAGGGTTGTTTCGCACTGCATTGCGCGAACGGGTTCGCAAGATGGCAAGACTGGCAGCAAGCAAGCTATTGACGGATTCACTACTGGGCCACCAGTTTTTTAGGCGTTTCCCATGACCCGCAGCATCCCATGCATTGCCCAGAATATCAGGCTTGCGCCCTCTAAAGCGTGGCATCATCTTTTTGACTGTCTGTAACAATGCCATATGCTTTAGGTTCCTTTATTTGAGATGATCTGAATCCGGCGTTTCTTTCCAGCCTTTCTGCCTTTCACTTGCGCGTTGATCCGGTCGCGTAAGGCAACCAGATCGCTCAGCTCAATATCTTTGTATTTGACCACATGGCCGTCATGGGCGACCTGCACAACGCGTTCGCCTGCCACCAATTTAGCCAGCGCGTCATTGACCTGCTGTAAATCGTCCTCGGTATAAGCCATTCCTGTTATCCCATAATGCTACTGCGCGATTTGCGCCTTCGTGTATTTCGCGTGATTGATTTTGACGGTGCGGACGGAGGTCCTGCAGTATTGAATATTTTGGTTTCACCCATCACCTGCGCCTGCAGTTTCTGCCAGCGACTGTCACTCCACAGTTCCACACCTAGTGCAATAGCGGCTGCACGCGCATATATCCGGCAATCCAGCGCCTCGTTCCGATCACGCGTTTTTTGCCATTCCCGTTTCGGATAGCCTTTGACAATACGAGTCACCAGCTGCTCAGCCGTGAGCTGCTTGAAAAACTCCATATCGTATTTGGGAAAGTGGCAGTAACCATTGGGCAGACTGCCATCTTCATTCAGTGTTAAATTCAGCCAGTTATACAGCTCGGATTTCAGCAACGACACGCCCACAGGCCAAACCCGCACGCCACGGCGCAGCTTCTTGCCCTTACTGGTCACATCAACTTTGCTCGGTGTTCCAAGCGGCGCAACGGAACGATCCTGTCCTTTAATCGCCATAATCCGAGAAACAGGCTTTTTACGCACCCAGTCATAAACTTCCTGCGTGGCATAGCCGGAATCCACCGCCGTCATCAAAACACTTAAACTCGCGCCTGACGCATGGCGGTATTGCTTGCCTGTGATCTCGCCGTAAACCTTTTCCCGAAAGGCGGGATCAGCGATATCACCGTAAAAAATGCGATAATCAACTGACCAGCTATGCTTATCAAAACCCCACGCTACGATTTCCGCTTCAATCCGGTCACGCTGCACATCAACACCAGCAGTTAAAAACAACCCACCTTCCGGCACTGTGCCGATGGCATAATCTTCCGCGCGTTCATATAAACGCTCCCATTCGGGGGCATCGTGATCTTCTTCAAACGGCTCGCCCAGCACCGTGTTGACAAAACTCTTCATCAACTCTGGATGTTCCTTAGCTTGCTCGAACATGGCCGCTGCATCAGACCAGCTAAATCAGCCAACAGGGCTGTAAAGCGAGGAAAGATGGTAGCCAACCGTAATGCCGTCGCCGTCGCTGCTAGAAACCCAGCGACCATTTTCCAGCATTTCTGTTTTATGATGCTCAGCGATCAGCTTGTCGCAGGACTCACACTGATATGACACATTCGATGGGTAACCTTCCTCCCAACGCAGCTGGGTGAATCTCAGCGGTTGCTCATGTCCACAATGCGGGCATGGCACATGAAAGTAACGCTGATCTGAATGCTCAAATTCTCTGGCAATGCGCGAAACTCCTTTTAGTGTTGGTGTGCTCACAAGAAAAACCTTACGTCGCCCCTGAAAGGTGGCGCTCCGGCGCTCTGCCAGCATGATAGGATCGCCTTCACCTTCGACATCGCCGGGATAGCCATCCACTTCATCCATAAATAAGTATCGCGCAGGCATAGAGCGTAAGCCCACCGCCGAATTTGCACCTGTCATCACCAAGACACCGCCCGGAAACTCTTTTGAGAGAACCGTATTACCGGAATCCCTTGAGCGAGCAGGCTTTACGCGCTTGCTCAATTCTGTTGAATCTTCCAAAAGCGGATCAATACGCTGTTTGGAATTCCGTTTGGCCATCTCCACCGTGGGTGCCACGGCCATCATCGGGCCGGGAGCCATATGGATCACATAACCAATCCAGTTATTGCCAGCCTCAGTGCCGCCGATCTGTGCGCCTTTCATGAAAACCACACGCTGCGCACGTTTATGGGGTGAAAGCTGATCCATGATCTCACGCAAATATGGGGTGCGCTCAGTGCGCCATAGCCCCGGTTCCGCAGCTGATTTTGGCGAAAGCACGCGGTATTTATCGGACCATTCCGAGATGGTCATAAATGCGTCTGGCTTTAATCCTTCATTCCAAGCCTGTTCAATTGTTTCATATCCATCGTACAAAGCGCCGTCATATCCATTAGTGTTTGAAGTGTGTTTTAAGCTCTCCCAATTCTTCCAAGTGTTCACGGACATAGCGCTCCAACGTCACATGTAAGGTATGAGCATCGGTCTCGAGTTCGGCTGCCATCTGGCTTGAAATCCTTGCAGGCCATGTTTGCCATGCATCACGTTCCTGACGCGCAAGACGAAATACATGAGCAATGGCCTCACTGCGGTCGATGAGCTCACCCTTTAATTGCTTGAGACGCACCCGGTTGGTTTGCGCCTTTAAAACCTCATTGGCGGTTTTGGCCTGCATGTAGGTCGTTCCACCCGATGAAAACGGGGTGCCACTTTCCTTTAAGGTGTCCTCAACGGCTTCCACCGCAGCCGCAGGCACTGGTTTGGTCTTTGCTGCCTGCTTTGTTTGTGGCTTCGCCGTATTGGATGACCATTCCCGATCAGCGCGTTCCACATCAATGGTGCCATCAGGCTCAGCGGTAATGCGGCCTTGTTTCAGCGCCTTTCTGACGGCGGTATCACTGACACCGCGCTGCCTAGCATATTCTCGGATCGATACGCCCATATTCTTCGATTAATCCCTTGAATTGACTTGATAAGCCTTGGTTTCCAAGCGTTCATGAACATGTCAAAAAGCAAAGGAGCAACCATGACAAACAACATAAAACACACCCCAAAAGACCAAATACTGGCGCAGATCGCCAAAGACGAGCTGCACCTTGAAACCTTGGAGACCCGCAAGAGCGACAGCCTCGATTTTCACGACTGCGCGGTCTGGTCCATCAAGGCCGCATTAGAAGCCGCTTATGAAGCGGGCCAACAATCTACCGCCAAAGGAGGTAAGTAATGAGTAAGACCACCAAACAAGCACAGATCATCGAAACGCTCAGCAACAAGGAAGGAGCCAGCATCGATGAGATGATGAAACTGACGGGCTGGCAAAAACATACGGTGCGCGGCGTTTTATCCCGGGTCATCAAAAAGCTCGAAGGCTTTGAGCTGAGCTCAGAAAAACAAGACGCTGACCGCCGTTATTACCTCAAACCAACGGAGAAAAAGGAAACCCAAGCATGAGCAACCAAAACCCCATTATCAATAACGCCATCCAAGCCAACATGAACGCCATGCGTGACATGCTGGAAAAAGCGGCCACCCTCGCACAAGAGGGCTGCGGTTACATGGATGACGGCAATCGCAACGCTGCCATCGGTTCCATCATTGACCTTGATCGGCTACTCGGCGATGCCAAAGCCTTACACGAAGCGTCACTCGCCCTCCACAGGCAGTGAGGCTTCGGCCTTGCTTCCAAGACGATCTTTTTCAACAGCCTTAAATTCCTGATCGGTACCAGATAGCGTTGCCTGTAATCCGGTCATTTCTTGCCAGCGACGCACAATCACATCCACATATTTCGGATCAAGCTCAATCAATCGCGCCTGTCGTCCGGTATGTTCTGCAGCAATGAGTGTAGAGCCGGAACCGCCAAAGGGATCAAGCACGATATCCAGCGTCTTACTGGAATTTTTAATCCCGCGTACCACCAAATCAACAGGCTTCATGGTCGGGTGCAGATCGTTCTTCTGCGGTTTGTTATAAAACCAGACATCACCCTGATCACGCGCACCGCACCAGTAGCGGTCATTGCCATCTTTCCACCCATAGAGGATGGGCTCATATTGGCGCTGATAATCAGAGCGACCAAGGGTGAAAGTATTCTTCGCCCAGATGATAAAGGTTGACCATTTCCCTCCCGCATTGCGGAAGGCGCTTTGCAGCGTATCCAGCTCACTGGAACTCATGCAGATGTAAAGAGCGCCCTTGGTATGAGCCAACATATTCTTG